AGGGGGCGATCAACCTTGCGTACTACTTGTCGCATAAGAGAGTTGATACGGGCTACCGAGATTAGCGGAGTGCCGCCCAAAGGTTGCATTGGTACTATCTCATCGGATAAGACCTGCGGATCAAACCATTCATTCTCATCTCGCTTAGAGTACCTAAGCAAAGCAACCATCAGCATCCCCCTGATCAACACGCCTTTCTTTCGCTTGAAAACCCAGTGTCTTAACCCAGTGTATTCAAGAGCGGCTTCGTACTCAGCCTCAGTAACACCCTTCGGTAAAGGGTATCTGAAACGTGGCATCACAAGACACCACACTGGAATACCCAATCTCCGTTATTGAATTTGATTAACAATCGGATTCCTTGACCTTCGTTTCTGAAATCAAAGAAGTTGAGAACCAAATGCTTGGAGTAATGTTTGATTACGTTTTCTAATCCTCCCTCAAAGGAAGCCTCAAAATCCTCGACCGGGAAGTCGTGTTCTAGGAGAGTAGTAGTCTCACCCTTGAACGGATCGCCAACGGTGACAAACAACTCACCATGTTTTGCTGTGAACTTGTAGCGGTTAAGTCGCTGTCCGTTGATAGCGTCACAGCGTAGAGCCTCATACAGTTCCTTAGCATCCAAACTGACTACTGCGAAGGGTGTTCTTCGCTCACCGTCAGCCATCACGTAGGTGTTGTCGTCAATGGATCTGGCTCGCTCATGCGCTTTGTCATCAGCCTCAGTCAATGTCATTTGACTGTTGGCGTAGGATAGAGCATCGAACCCACCGAGCAATGTAGTCTGCTTGCCCTTGGACTTAACAACGATTTTACCGCCCTTGTCCTCCAGCGTGACAACATCAGAATGAAATTTCAACACACCGAGAAGTCGGTTGATGTTCGGCACTGGTATGACTGTACCCGTAGTCTCGTGAGCAAAAGAGAACGACGATAGGCTCGTCGTGCCGTCCTTGACGATACACAGGGTACTGACAGTGTTATCAGTGGTATCAATGACGCAAGAATCGACCTGATCGACGTTGCTACCATTGACATTCTGAGGACGAAGAGTAGCAGTGAGCAACTCTTCAAGAGCCTTGCGTGGCATTGAGACACTCATCTGAAAGCAACCTCCGATTCAGAAACACCATCTCGACGTGCGATATACTGAGTGATCTGGTAAATCAAATCACTGTTACCTTCGAGAGCGTTGATGATAATGTACAAATCATCAAGACTGCGCTCTAATTCAGTAACACGCTTGCTCAAGCGTTCGATTTCCGCCCGATGCATCATTCATCACCCCATGAGATTGGTAGACCTTGCCATGAAATGTCGTCGCTGTTGACTGAGAGGACATCGTAAGTGTTGCCCAAGTGTTCCATGTTGCGACCTTTCATCTCTTCGATGCTCGCTCGAATAACGAACTGTCCATCTTTGAGAGACTTGTCGGCCTCGACACCTGCGGCTCGATCACCCTTCTTAGTGTAGCGTGTGAGCCACACCTGTTGGCTGACGAATCGCTGAGTACCCTTGACCCAATCGACTTTGCTACCGACCTTCATCAGAACCTTTTGACCAGATCCATTGTCCACGTACTGTTGCTCGTCCTTCAAGTGGAAGGTAAAGAACACATAGGGGATCGGTAGGGCAGTAAGTCGATCAAGAACACCTCGGAAGATGCTGTTGCGCTCACGCCATTCTTTCTGATTGAAGTTGTCGCTTTGGTCGTTAATGATGCCTCGGCTAACGAGTCGGTCAGTCATGACAAACTCACACCACTTCATGAAAGTAGAACCGCCATCGAAAACGACGGCACCGATCTGGTCTTTTTCCTCAGCCAAGAAGGATGCAAACCATTCAATCTTAGCGACGACAGCAGGCCAGTTGGTTGTGTTGTCATCGTTCCACATAGCATCATCCAACTCATCAATGATGGGGATAACCCGGATTCGCTCGGCACCATCTACTCCAGATGATACCAAGTAATCAACAGTGTTCTGTGCGCTGTTGTCACAGTCGATAACTACTACGTCTTTGTCTGTGTGCTTGAGAGCGATGTCACAAGCAAGCCCAGTCTTGGCAGTATTTTCTTTACCGACCAACGCCATACGGATTGGTGCAAGGTTCTCACGCTTCATCGAAAACAGGTTTCGATAGTGTTCGACACCGAATGTAGGTTTCTTGGCAACCTCGACCTTCTGTTCTTGCTTAGCCCAAGCCATCAGTCCCAACCTCCTTCGGAATCAGACTCAGATGGGGTGGATGCTGAGAGTGACTCAGCACACCACCAACCAGTGACGGCCAATTTGCCTTCACCATCTCGGCTGATGTAGGGTGAACCGACTACCATGAGTGTAGAGCCTACTGAGAAATCAACAAGACTCGACTGGGTATGTGGAACGTAGATGTCTACGGTTCCCGCAGTACTCATGATGTCCAGATCACCGACAGTGATAATGAAACCACCGTTGTCACGTGGGTCGATGTGAACAGCCTCACAGATGACTGCGCTGAGCGCATCCCATCGTTGCTTGTCATCGAGTGTGCCAACGTATGCTTCAATGTCTTGTAGCCCGCCCTCAAGAGTAGCGAACTGGTCAAGACCTGCGACGAGAGCATCAGGCGCATCGGGGAAGATGGACTGTACTGAATCGTCATGGTTGAAGGTAGAGAGCCCGGCCTTGCCGTATGCTACCTCACCGTTACGGGCAGGGCGCATAGCAATACTACCTGCGACAAACGCAGGTGGTTGTTGCTCAGCAAGCGCACCGTTGAAACGGAAGGACCACAACTTGACTTCATCAGAAGTGCCAGCCTTGCGACCCAAGAAGTAACAGGAACGATCCTTCTCGGAGAGAGGGCGTGGCGCACCATACTTGAAGTTGTTATCACCAGACGGGAAGGTCAAGTTTGTCTTGTCCCAGATCAAATGGAAGTGTATTCCATTACCTGCGTCATAGGTGTTCTTTGGCAGACTTTGTAGTTCGCTCTCTTCCATACCTTCCTCAAACTCAACACGCTGGTAAAGTGAGGGGTTGTACTTCTTTGTGAACGTACCGTCGTTGTTGTCCTCATAGAGAGTGATGTTGCCTTGCTCAATGAGAGCCTCGACCACAGTAGGATTGCCACCAAGAATAGTAGTAGCGGCCTTCTTGTAAGCCAACTCAGCCCAGTCTTTGTAACGTGGAACGCTGACGAACATACCCTCGAAGAGAGTTGCTCCACTGCGCTTCAACTTTTCACCCTCGCTTTTGATCTGGCGACCTGCGATTCGTAGTGCGTTTACCTGACAGTCCTCGTCTGTCTTTCCCGCATCCAACCAAACACCCTTGTGTTCGGACAGTACACTGTCCATTCGAGAACGTAGGGTGTCCTCATTGCATCCGATATTCTTGCTTATTCGTTCAATCATCTGATTAACTTGCATATTTTTTGCCTCCATTTAACATTCACCCCTTCCAGTATATCAAGCCTTCGCCAGTCGCCTGCAAAAGTCCCAAGCAACATAGTGATCCTCGACACCATCGATCAGGTCACGTTGCGCTTGTGTTGCAGACTCTACTAACTTTAACTTGTTTTCAGCCTTAGCGGGGGAGTTGATACCGTACTCAAAGATTGAATCAATCATTCGACGTAGGTTGGGATTAGGATGTATCATGTTGACTGCATCCTCTACCTGCTTCTCACGCATACATAGAGTGAGAAAACGCTTAGCATCCAGATCAGGTTTGTCCAAGCCCAGCAGGAATTTATTCTTTGAGCCTTCGGGCATTGTGTGGTATGCTTGTAGTGCGTTGATTGAGTTGCGAAGATCACCTTCATGCGCCTTAGCGATCAGTGCCAATCCGCTATCAGCGATGGACACGTTCTCAGCATTGGCTACAGCACGGAGTCGTACAAGTACATCCTCGGTGTCAAGCGGTTGGAATACTCGAACTTGGCACCGGGATTGTAGCCATCGGCTGACTTTGCTTAGGTCGTTGCAGGTCAAGATGAAGTAGCCCTGCGCCCCTTCGATGACACCCTTGAGTGCTGATTGTGCGGCAGGTGTCAGTTGATCCGCTTCGTCTAAGAAGAAGAAGGTTTCATACTGACCAAGCCTTGTCTTAGGCGCAAGGTCTTGCTCAACGAACTCGATACCTCGCTGATGCTTGCTCGATGCATTGTATTGATGAATAACATAACCCAACTTCTTTGCTAAGATGTGAGCGAGACTGGTCTTCCCAGTTCCCGGCTCGGGAGAATAGAAGATATAGTGCTGTGGTTTTGCTTTGCCATCAATAATTTGTTGGAACTCATCACGCATAGAGTCCTGTCCAACAAACTCGGTTAGGTCGTTAGGTCTGTATTTTACTGCCCATACTTCACGCATACAATAAAATAACACACACCAGTATATAACGCCTACGATTTACGTTGGCACGTCAGACATTTAGTAGCCTGATCTGGCATAATGCGTGTACATCCACAGGACTTACATTGAACAGCGAGTTTCTTTTCCTTCGGAGTCATGATCGAGATAGGGCGAGTATGTATCAAATCACTAATCTCCTTGATTACTTCCCGATCAACATCGAATAACATATGAAAAGACTTCTCGCCATTTGTGGACTCAACCTTTTGCTTTCCAACAATAATTGTTTGTGGGTTCTTAGACATCAGTGCCGAGATACTATTTGGCGAAGGCACGTGTCGAACACCACGCCTATTGCTAAGATGAGCCGCTACTTCTTCACGAGTGCAAGGGCCATGCTCGAAGAGGATCTCAACGATGGCTCGTCGCTTGCGCTTGTTGTTATTATTACGACTCATTGATAAGACATATGCCCTATCCTTATAAGATACTCATTCATCCATGCTCAAGAACATAGATGCCTTTACCATGTACTCGCCTGTCTTATCATCAGTAACCCTAGCATAAATAGGAGCCGAATGTGTTTCGGGGTAGTACTCAGATACTTCGTAGTAGGCTAGCGGTAGTTGTATAAAAACAAACCAGAATAAAACGAACCAACCAATCAAGGCCATACCCCCATCTTTTGTTCGGGTGTGTACGGCCCACCACGTTGAGCGAGAACGTACACCCATGCGCTATCCTCGTCACTAGTGTTGAGATAATTCATTGGGATTTTGTAGCGTCGGTAGAGAACTGGGGCACCCTCAAGTCTATCCAGATCAGGTAATGCTTTCATATCTACTTCCCATACCTCACCATAGACGTAATTGTCATCCCTAATCATAGCCGGGAAAGGGCCAAGATCGATTAGGGCCCAGCCTTCATCAGTCTTTGCGTAATCTACAAACTCGGCATTATGCCTTAGCAATCTGCTGTGGTTTGCTTGTCCTTGTTTTAGTGTTCCATAAACGAACACCCTTGTTCTATCTGTTTTCATATCCATGTTGTCACATCCTTTTTTCGTTTTGGTAGGCCATCGGGTAGTTGCCCAATGTCCCGTAGGTTGTTGGACACTACATCGCCAGTGACGATGATGTCCATGTACCTGTCTGTTTGTCTAATACCAGTCGGCAGTATAAGACTGCTTCGCTTAGCCTTGCTAGGCCAAACGAAATTTCGCACTGGGCTCAAGCCGTATGCAATAACGGCATAGGAATAGGATTCAGGAAGGACATACTTGCACTTAGCAAGTAGTCGGCCAAGGCGCATATCATTGTTGTTGGCCTTGACAAAGGAGTTGGCTAATGCCAAAGGGACAGTAGTGAGCATTCGATGGGCTCGATCACGATCAGCCCAGCATAAGCCAGCACGTATTGATCTGGAGTAGTTAGGCTTGCTAACCCGGAGAGCCTGATCGATAATCACATTGTCTATATCATCACTGACTTTAGGTGGCGTATCGCATACAACGATAAGCCGATAAGAAACCAAGTGGTGCCAGTAAGAGATGTCGTTGCTCGTGAACTTGTCAGTGTGGAGAATATAGGTAGTATCGGGCGCAGTCGGAGTCATAGTCATTCGACCGTACATTGTCACGTAGTTGCCCGTCTTGTATTTGGTATCGTCACCAGTAAAAATAATCACACCCATGTAATCAACTCCGTTTCATTTGTCAGCAACCAATCATAGAACTGCGCCAGTTGATAAGCGTTGATGCCCCACGCCTCACGCAAAGATTTTGTCGTGACTTTGTAATGACCAAGATACCACTCATAAGTGTTCCTTTCGGCATTTATGTAGAGCCTCAGCCCCTGCTTAAACATCTCATATGCCATCGTTGCTACGTTCACTCAATCACCTCAAAATCACCGTCAAT